GCGGTATTGTCTACCGACCAAAAGACAATGTATTACGTTTTGGCTGTTTCTCAAATCAGCCCCAACGGTCAATTCTTCTTTGACCAAGGCAATACATATTGGGCAGACCAGACTATCACTTTTGATTCAACAGACCAGACCAAAGTTATTAAGCTGACTGATGGTGCTGGCAATGAAAATACAAAAGTTGATGGCAATATTTTTATCAACTTTTATACATCAAGCGCAGGTGGTGTGATTACGCCTATGTTTGGCGCTTCAGCACCAAATGTTGTGATGGGTGGAACAGACATTGCGGCAGCACAACGCTGGCCTTCTAGTGGTCGTCAAATGAATGGTTTGGCGTTTGTTATTGTCAAAATCAAATACAACCAAGATGCTGGCACGACCAGTATGCAACCAATTACATTCCATGCAAGTCATTATTTGAATGGAACTGGAAAAGCCAAGCCTGGCGATGTTTGGTATGACTACATCACCAATACAAAGTATGGTTGCTCAATGGATACAGCCATTGTTGATTCTTCTTCAGCCACTGCATTAAATGCTTATTCTGATGAGACCATCACTTTTACAAACAATCATGGTGACCCCGCAACTCAAAATAGATACCAAATTGATGGCGTGATTGATACTGGTCAATCTGTACTATCAAACCTTGACAACATCATGTTGGCTTGCGATTCGTGGAATCAATATAACGCTGCCACAGGCAAATGGTCAGTGGTCATTAACAAAGCAGAAGCCCCATCGTATTCTTTTGATGACTCTAACATCATTGGTGAAATTCGCGTCAGTGCTTACGATATATCTTCAAGCATCAATCAGATTCAAGCTCAGTTTCCAAACAAGCTAAACCGCGACCAAGCTGATTACGTTTATATCCAAACTCCAACTGGATTGTTGTTTACAAACGAACCAACAAATAAATATTCGGTCACATATTCAATGACCAACGATTCGGTGCAAGCGCAATATCTTGCTAACCGTATGCTTGAGCAAGCCCGTGAAGATTTGATTGTTTCGTTTGCTACCAATTATGTCGGCATCCAAGTTGATGCGGGTGATGTGATTGAAGTCACCAATGCTGCTTATGGATGGACAAACAAATTGTTCCGTGTGGTCAAAGTGTCTGAGGCTTCATTGCCTGATGGCAACCTTGGCGCGGCTCTTGAATTGAATGAGTACAACGCACAAGTCTACGATGACAAAGACGTTACCCAATTTAGCCCATCACCAAATAGCAATTTGGCAAGCCCCAACTATTTTTCTACGCTTGCGGCTCCAACAACAACAAACGCTAATCCTACGGCATCCATACCGCACTTTGATGTTTTGTGCGTGTTGCCAACTACAGGTCGGGTGACTCAGCTTTCGCTTTTCTACACCTTGACATCAACCCCAAGCGTGGCTGATTGGACTGTGTGGAGTACAGAACTGGCAAGCAATTCTGCGCCATTTACACCTGGCGCAACAATCACATTCCCTGATTTGACATTGCCGCAAGGCGTTTATTATTTTGCGTTTAAAGTCAGCAACGAAACAGGCGCATCTGTTTTGTCTCCGTTGTCATCAGCTTTTACTTGGAACCCAACTCCAGTAACTGTGACAAGTGCGTTTTTGGCTAGTTTCTCGCCTCCAGTAATTCAAGTGCCCCGAACTGGTGGAACGACTCCTGTATTTACTGGAATCATCACGCAGCTTTACGGTTCTGCTTCTGGCGGCTCGATTGATTTCTCTACCGCACAAAACGACAGCGACTCCAGTTTTACAAATAACTCATGGCGCATCGGTGCAACATCGACCACAGGCAATGGTGATATTTCCACCACTGGCGGCTTGGTGCTTGGGGCGCTAACTGATGGCGGCACATACGCTCAGTGGGGCATCCCTACAGCGATGACATCATCACCAGCAACATTGACTGTGCCTGTGCGTTATAAATCACCTTTGGGTGTTGTTGTTCAAGGCTCTACGGCTGTGTTGCAATATAGTTTCCTTGACCCTGGAAGCCCTGGCACACCTGGCACTCCAGCAAACCAATACGCGCCCGTATGGTTGTATCAATGGGCATCAACAACCCCAAGCAATCCAACAGGCACGACAACCTACAATTGGGCTACTGCTGCCAATACCTCATACACAGGCACAGGTGGATGGTATGTTGCCATCCCAACCAACCCAAATACCCCTGGCATCCAATTGTGGGTTGCGTCAAAACAAATTGTCGCGGCTGGAGGCACAACCACAAGCACTGTGGATTGGACTACAGGCGTTACCGTTGGCGCACAAGCATTGAATGGTGCTACAGGCCCAAGCGGTACAAATGGCACAAACGGATTGAATGGATTGCAGACTGCAAGGCCAACTGTTTATCAGTGGGCATTAAGCACTCCATCATCACCGACAGGCACATCTACCTACACATGGGCATTTAATACTTTTACTCCAACACCATCAGGCTGGAGCCAAACTATTACGACTTCCCCAAGCGCGGGATACACCTTGTGGTCTGCAATTGCGCCAATCTCTGATTCGGCAACAGCGACCACTACAACAATCAATTGGACAACTGCATTTATTCTTGCAACGGGTTATGCGGGTACAAACGGAACGAACGGAACCAATGGCACAAACGGCACTAATGGCACTAACGGGACAAATGGAACAAACGGTTTGTCTTCACGGATTTGCTATGCGGTATCAAATTCCACATCATTAAATGCAACTCCATCAACCTATACGACAGGCGGTTCAACATCGTTCCCGCCATATAACACTTGGGGCGGTGCTGAAACTTGGGTGGCAACACCTTCTGCTTTGTCTGCTGGTCAGGCTTTGTTCCAATCGGATGGTATTTACAACCCTGCAACAAACGTCACTGTTTGGAATGTGCCTTACTTGTCCAACCTTAAAGTTGGCAGTCTTTCGGCTATCACAACCAATACGGGGAATTTGTCGGTCACTGGAACTATTCAAGCTAATTCAGCTTATATTTCTGGAACCACTATGGGTGGCTCTGGTGCTGTTATATATAGTTCAGGCCCATTTGGATTTGGTGATGCTTACAACAACATCACATATAACGGTTCACAGATTACTTTAAACGGCAACATTGTTAAAGCATCAAATATTGTATCTGGAACTTATACAACGGATGGTGATTTTTCTTTTGGCTTTGGTACTGGAACATCTGTTGCGGGTATTGCTACTTGTGGATATTTTCAAACCACAAGCGCAACAGCCGCTGCACTTGCCGCATTATCATCACAAAATATTGCTCTTGCCGCATCTACCGTTGCTGGTGGTTATTCTCCTAGCGCAGGTTTTGGTAATCGTGTAGGTTATGCGATTAACAGTCTTGCAAGTGGAAACAACAAAACACTTGCAAGTTTTGCTGGTGAATTGTATGGAGGATTTATTCAGAAGCGAACCCAAGGCGGTTACGCAAGTTATTTTGCCGCTGATGGAAATACGCTTGGATATATAAAGCTGGCATTTGAAGAAGGCGGGATTAATTACGCATTTCAAGCTGTATATGGCCCAACAGGTTATTACACATTGCTTGGTACACCATACTATGCGTTATATACAAGCGGCCCCGTAGGACCGTTTACAGGTTCACATGATGGTTTGCTAGAAAAAACATATTTACCAATTCCTGGTGATATTTTGGTTGACCTTGAAGTTGTTGCCAGAAAAGGTGTGTCCGATACAGTGACAACTGTTGAACCTTGCAGTATGGATAATCAAATTGGTGTCATCGGAATTTTTGTATCTACATCCGACCAAGTACCAACTGCTATGTCAGTTACTGTCAATAAAACAGTGCCTGGTATTGATGGACCAATATCAACACAAGTGCAAGAACTTAATCCAGTTTATGACCCAATTGTTGCTACACACAATTACATCATCATCAACGCTTTGGGTGAAGGTCAAATTAACGTCTGTGGTCGCGGTGGCGACATTGCCAAAGGCGATTTGATTGTGGCTTCATCCTTGACAGGCAAAGGCATGAAGCAAGCCGATGATTTCGTGCGCGGTTACACGGTGGCAAAAGCTCGGGAAGCGGTTACGTTTTCCTCGCCAGATGAAGTAAAAGAAATTGCTTGCATCTATATTTCGGGTTAAACTACCGCAAAAGACAAGACATCCGTACCCCGCAAGTGCGCGGGGAACGTCACCACCTGAGAAACAGGGAAAGTCATGGCTATATTCAATAAAAATACGCTGGCACAGGTCAGCGGATTTGATAACCCAATCCTTGCGGGTGAACTCGTTTGGAACCAAAAAACCTACTGGAATCTGAGTTTTAACAATTCAGCCACAGGTTTGCCCATCGACCTGACGGGCGCAACAATCACAGCCTCAATCGTTCGCAGACAGCTATCCAATGTTCAGGATACGCGCAACGGTTTGACGTTTGATATTTCCGATTACAACCCAACTCCAACAGCTATTCCGCTGACAATTAGCAATATCTCAGAGGCAAATGGCTCTTGTACGCTGGTAATTGATGGCGCGGCTTGGTCGCTTATCAACAGCGACCCACAATTGGAAATTAACGCGACAAGCCCTGTCGGTTTTTCTGGTCGCGTTATGGTCAGTTTCCCCGCTGTTGGCTCAACCCCTGCCGATGACAGCGTAATTTTCTTGCTGTTTATTGTTCGCTCTGACGGTGTGGTGGTCATATGAGCATCGGTGTTGTTGTTCAAGACGCTAACAACGTCACCCTGCAAATTACGCCACAGCCACGAATCAATCTGAGCATTGACCGTGGTGTGCTTGGCCCTACTGGTCCACAAGGTTTGACAGGCCCAACTGGTTCTATGGGGCAAGGCTTGGAAATTACAGCCGTGGTAGCGACTCCAGCAGATTTGCCTCCCGTGGGCAATCCTGGTGACCAAATCCTTGTCCAATCAAATGGGCATCTTTACGTCTGGAGCGCATGATGGCATGGATTGATGCTGGCCCTATTGTTGGCCC